GGAGAGAACCGGAATCCAAAACAACTGCCAACGACAAACATCTGTGTACTTTTACACTGGCTGTAGAACAATTTATGACCTGTTTAATAAATTCCTTTTTAGTTAATTTCTTTTTCATATACTAATAGTTTAACATTAAAAATACGAAAAAAAAAAGAAAAAAACAACCAATTGATTTGAATAATGGGAAAATAATGGTATCTTTGTTGAATAATCAAATAAAAACAAAATGAAAAAAAATCTAATGTTATTCGTTATTATTTTCTTATGCGTAGGAAATGTTTTTTCACAATTTGACATCAAGTCAAGAACAATATTAAATAAATTTGTACTTGGATATGATACCCAAAAAACCCTTAGTCAAAAGGTTGAATTCGATGAATTATCGGTTTATACGGATTATGACGGAAAATCCGAAGTAACAAAAATAACCCTTACTGAATTTATGTATAAATTAAATGCAGTTAAGGTCGTATTATTATTAGTTGATGATAATTTATATGGCGTACGATTTTATCCAAAAAACGATAAAATGGTTATGAAATATGAATCACTATTAAATTCATCAATATATAATTCATATTTCACTAAAAAAGAATGGTTTAATAAATATGTTATAATTTATTATAATATCGACGGTAATTTTGAAGAATCATATACCCATTATGATGTTAATTTATTAAGAAAATACCCTCAATATATGGATTTTTAAATTATTACCAAGTTGAATATGCTTTACCACTACCTGAATTATATAATGATGTAATTTCGGTAATTTAAATCCTCAAAATTATGTGAAGACATATCCATTCTTATTTATAATTTCAATTTTAGTCTCAACAGGAAAGTCTTCTTTTTTTATTTGTTCAATCTGATTAATTAGATTTTTCGAACTAGTAAACACAATTCGATCCTGATCATCCACTTTTATTTGGATAGTTAAACACATTTTATTTTCATATTTACTTTTATCCAATTTATATGAATTAACGATAATTGTTTTATTAATAATTTTTGTTATAGATATTTTATCGCCGGAAAAGATATTTCCAAGATCAACATTTATTCCCAAATCTGAAAATTTTTTATTCATTGTATGTAATATTTTTATTTTTAAATTATATGAATTACAATATTTTAACCACCCATTATATGAGGATAAGGATTTTTTTATGCCTATATTTTTAGTTTTCAGAATTTTTCTAAATAATCTTCTTTTTATAGATTTTCGTAATAAAACGTATTTATGTCTTATTACGTATCCAAGAAAATCAATTCCTCTTACATCGACCTCAAATATTTGATAATTGTGTTTAACCACTAATGATAAGTTTTTTATTAAAAAATTATCAATTTTATTAAATATATTATGAAGATAATTTTTGCTATTATGTAGAATAACAATATCGTCAGCATATCTATAATAGTACTTAACGCCCATATCTTCCTTTATCCAATGATCGAAATATGCAAGATATAAATTAGCAAAATATTGACTCAGGTAATTTCCAATTGGTACACCTTCACAACTATTAATTATTTCATCTAATAAACATAATAAATGATTGTCTTTTATTTTTTTTCTTATTATTATTTTTAAAATGATGTGGTTAATTGATGGGTAGAATTTTTTTATATCTAATTTTAAACAATATTTAGTTTCATCAACGTTGCCCAGATCCATTTTTATTTGTTTTAACCCATCATGTATCCCTCGACCCTTAATACACGAAAACGTATTTCTTATGAATATATTACACCAAATCGGTTCTAAAATATTCATAATAGCATGGTGGACAATTCTATCGGGATAGTATGGAAGTTTAGAGATTATTCTATCTTTTCCGTATTCATTTATCATGAATGTTTTATATTTTGAGGTTTTAAATTTGGAATTAATTAAATCTTGACGTAATTTTTCTAAAAGATAATCTTTATTTAAATCAAATGTTTTTATTTCATGTGATTTTGATTTTCCAATTCTTGCATTCATATCGGCAAGCATCAAATTTTCTATCGAGCAGATTTTACCAAATAAATTACCAATTCTTTTCATTTATGTAAGCCGTTTTGAGTCTTCGTTATATAACTACCAACACAATTTTTTAACATTTTTATTTTTTACCTAGAGGTATGGTTTATGTTTAAAATAATAATACATTAAGCTGACTCCCGATATTCGTGTTCGTATTCGACGCACTGTTATTCGTATTCGTATACAATAAACCAGCATTGGAACTGTTATTCGCATTACCACCAACCAAAAGAGCGTTAAACATACAACCATTTATAAATATACACAATTTCGTTTTCCGACCTGTGTACCACAGTTTTTAGTTATGAATTTATAAATAAATTCATTTTTTACGAACAATAAAGCCGACCCCCGATAGTCGCGACCCATAACCACCAACCAAAAGAGCGTACCACGTTGATGAGGTAGTCCCCACATATGAATAATCACATGTATATGTGGATGATGAACCCCCGACTGTACTTGAAATAATGTCGCCACTATTACCAAACAATAAGTTAACACCCCATCCACTACTTGAACTAATATTACCTGCACTTCTACTATTAGTTGACGTATTATCAGATAAATTAGTTGGATTATCAATAATATACAATTCGTTAGTTCCTGCATTATTGTAAATGTTAGCCCCATCAATCCATTTCCAAATATGTCCAAACGGATTCTCAATTCCCCTATATCTATTTACAGTGACCGTTCTATTGACACCTGAACCACCAAAATCGGTAATAATTATATTAACTTCACCACTACCGTTCCCTAAACTATTACTTGATCCACAATTAACAAATGGATTATATCCGTTGAAGTTATTCCATTCAGTTCCGTTTGATGTTGTAACGCCATTTCCAAGTCCACCTTGTTTATAACCATTACCATCTAACGTTCCATTAACAGGTAATTGCGAATTAAATGTTGCATATTCAATAGCAAATAACCAAAACATTTCTAAATAACTATTATACATTATTTGATTCCATCCAGTTCCTCTATTTCTGGCATAAGTTCTAAAACTGGTTCGTGATATTGAAGTTGCTGGTTTTCCAAGAAAACCTTTAGAGTTAGCATCGTTAGTTGAATTATTATCCCCCCCCCTGAAGTCAGTAGTAGTGTTAATTACCGATGATAATTTACTATTAATTCTATTTAATGATGCTTCATATGCCCCAATGTTCCAAACTGGACTCATTGTGTATCCTGATAGCGAACCCATACTAACCATCACTCTTCTAATATTACCTTCAGTTTCAAATCTCCAATATAATGGTTTAGTTTTTCGAATCATAACTTGTCCATCATCTCCATTTAAAATAGATGAGGATCCATCTTCTTTTTTAGTCCAATCAGTTGAATTAAGATAATAATTTATACTTAAATCATCATTAATTAAACAACCTTTCAGGGTATTTTGTGCAGGTAAATATTTATGTAAATCCATATTACTACCAATACGAGTTAATGTTGGTGATGGATTCGTAATATCAAATTCAATTCCGTAATATGATGTTCCATCGAAATCAACGACATCAATTTCACTATTACATCCTAATGAATCTTGAAAATAAAGAGTATAATCCCCATTAACAAGATTAGTAAATTCTCCGGTTTCATATAAATGATGAACATTACTATTAATAAGTAGACCACCTGTACTTCCAGAATATAGGGTAACTGTTATTGGTAGCGCCCCACCTGTAATTTCATATCCAATTCTATATTGATTCATTTTTTATAAAGTTTAATTTTTATATTGTTATTATTTCATTATAAATATATATTAAAAATTTTAATTTTTAAATGTTCTTTTAGTGTTTGTAAAAAAAAATTAATAACCATAACTGGTACACTAAATTCCACCATTATCAAATATGGAAAACACACATCGATATCCCAAGTTATAATATTCATAATGAATAATTAGTACCTTAAAACTTGAACTATTACCCGTATAAGAACCTGTTAATCCGGCAAACACTCCGGTTGCGGTGTAATTACTAACTTGTTTATTGTAAATAGGACTACCATTAGAGCCAGTTAATGTAACAGTTCCGGTATTTGTTTAATTAGTAATTGTAACTGGAAAATTAGTTAGTAATGTTGAACTAAGGGTAATTGTTTCGGTTAAAATGATGGATTCCGCATGTAAATTTTTATCATATACAGTATTAAATTTATTAGTTTCCGTACCTAAATCAAT